GGCGTTTGCCGGGTCCGACCTCGACCCAGAATTCGCGCTCGCGCCGCATGCGCTTGGTGATGTCGGCGATGTCCATCGCATCAAGGCACGATGACCGCGCCCTTGACGACCTTGCCCTTCACCGTGGTGGTGAACGAGCCCGTGCCGATCGCGCCCTTGCCCACGTCCTCGCCGGAGAGCGAAGGCTGGCCGCGCCAGACCCGCGTCGCGCCCGACTTGAACGTGACCCGGAAGACGCAGTAAGCCTGGTTGAACGCCGCGTCTTCGAGAATCTGCAAGGCCTCGTCGTTGACCTCCTGCGCGTTGACGTTGATCGTTGCCGACTGCGCATCGAGCAGGCCCGACAGCTCCTGCTTGATGTCGTCGACGAGCGCCGTGTCGTCGAGCTTCTCCGCGCCGCCGCCGCCGAGCGCGTAGCTCGTCGCCTTGCCGATCAGCGCCCACGTGAGCACCTTGGTGAGCAGCGCCGTGCCGGTGAAGACCGGGTAGAGCAGTGAGTTGACGCCCTGCATTTCGAGGGTGCCCGCGGTGATATTCGACGCGCGCAGCGCCTGGCCCTCGATGTTCGTCATGCCCTCGACGCTTTCGAGATAGCCGACATCGCCATTGACGAGCCCGTGCGCGGCGGCCGAGAGCACCGCCTGCTTGGCATTGGTGATCGCACTGACGGCGACCGGCACGGCGGCATAGGTCGCCGCGACTTCGACGCGGACACCGCGCCCAACGATTGAACCCATTTCATCTCTCCTGGTTGACCCGGCGGGATGCCAGGCGTGGTGTTGAACTCATAGCCAGCGATCGGCGGTGACGACCGCGCAGTCGTTCGCGGTCTGCTCGTCGAAGCCCCCGGTGCGCGAGAGCACGGCGTAGTCGTCGTCCGCTTCGAGCACGGCCTGCACGAGGTTCGCGACGCCCTCGGCCATGGCGGCGCTCGCGCCCCACGACGCGAGCGTGAAAGTGACGTGGTCGATATCGGTCACGCCGGAGATCAGCAGCTCGGCGTCGTGCGTGGCCGTGACGACCACGTAGGGCAGCGGGGTCGCTTCGTCGGCCGCGTTGAGGAAGACGCCGGTCGTGGCATCGGCCAGCGCGGGCGAGCCGCGCAGCAGGGCGATGAGTTGCGACTCGGCGCTCACAGCGGGTCTTTCGGGTTTGAGTCGAGGCGCTGAATCTGCGGCCCGAGGTCGCGCGTGAACTTCGCCAGCGCATCGGCGAGCCGGCTCGCGGCGGGCGCGAGGAACGGGCGCGCGCTCATGAACTTGGTGCCGAACTCCAGCCAGCGCCAGTAGAAGGGGTCGTTCGGATTCGAGCGCCCCGCCCGGCCGAGCTTCGTCTTCGCGCCCTTGATGCCGCCCTTGAGCGGGCGCACGTTGACGAACACGCCCACGTCGCCGGCCTGTGCCGCGAACTTCGAAGTCCGCACCGAGATCGCGCGCTCGACCGAGCCGCGCGTGTACTGGCGCACGTCGAGCGTGGCGAGCGGCGAGCCGGCGGTCGATGTGCGGCGGTTCACGCGCGCGGCGTCGCGCACGATCCGGGCACCGGCGGCCAGGGCGTTGCGCAGCGCGCGGCGGCGCAGCTTCGGCACGATCCCGGCGAGCGTCGCGTTCAGCTCGGGGAGGCCCTCGATCTTGATCTGGACGACGCTCACGCTTGCGCCTCCGATTCCGAGACGTAGCGGTCGCCCGAGAGCACGCGCCGGGTATCGAGGTAGAGCGAGCCCAGCGGCTCGCTCGGCAGCGGCACGCCGGGCACGCCCGCGCACATCAGTTCGAGCGCCTGGTGGCGCGCGTCCACGTCGATCGGGTCGGCGACCAGCTCGTACAGCACGCCCATCCAGCCGAGCCGCCAGGTGCCGAGGATGCCGGGGCGCCAGTACATCGAGACGCGCAGGCTCGCGACGTTCTGGGTCGCACCGGCGGCGAAGAAGTCACGCCCGCGCAGGGGCTCGACCTTGGCCCAGGTGCTGCCCGCGATGGCCCAGCCGGGGTGCTGGCCGAATTCGTCCTCGACCAGGGTCGGCCGAAACAGCGCGACGACCTCCGTCATGTCCCCGGGGCTGAGCGGTTGCGCGGCCATCAGACACCCCAGAGCCGGTGCAGCAGGGCCATCTTGCCGGGGATCACCGCGAGCGCGTTGTCGAGGATGCCGCCGGTGTCGCCGCTGTTCGGGGTGTAGCACCAGTAATACGAATCGCTGATGCCCTTCGACAGCAGGTAGTCGACGAGCGCGTTCTGCCAGACCGCGTCCATCGCCCCGGCGGTGCCGGCGCCGAACTTGCCGCCCCACTCGCCGATGATGACGGGATGCGCCGGGTAGAACCGGCCGAAGAGCGTCTCCCAATCGGCGGCGAGGTTGGCCGGAAAATTCGGCGCGGCGAACGAGGTCTTCATCGACACGTCGGGGCCGTAGGTGTGCGGGCACAGCACCAGCTTGTCGGCCGCGATGAGCAGCGGCTTGCTCGCCTCGGGCTGGAAGTTCTCGCCCCAGTTGATCGGCATCGTGCTGTTCTCGATGCCGTCGAAGTTCGGCGTGATGCCCTGCACGAAGATGAGCAGGTTCGGGTTCGCGGCGAGGATCGCGGCGGCGGCGAGTTCGACGGCCGGCTTCCAGTAGTACTGCGACTGCGTCATCGCCGGGTCGCCCGCGTCCCAGCGCACGGTGCCGTTCGGCTCGTTGTAAACGTCGATGCCCATGAAGTGCGGGTTCGCCTTGTACCGGTCGGCGACGAAGACGAGATCGCGAATCCAGCTTTCCTTCGGGTAGGCCAGGCCGTTGTAGGTGAGCGCGAAGTCCGCCGGGTTGAAGACGAACCAGAACGGGTACTGGCGCACGTTCGAGACGCTGTGGTAGTCGAGCAGCACGTAGAGGCCGAGGCGGTCGCACTCGGCCATCCACGAGTCGAGCGCTTGCAGCGGCGTGAGGCCGTGCCACAGGTTGTTGCCCGGCCCGTTGACGAGCCAGCTCAGGGAGTCGACGGTCGCCGCGCTGTAGAGCGTCTGCGGCACGAAGGGGCAGCGGATCGCGTTGAAGCCGAGGCTCGCGATCTGCGCGAGCTGGGCCTTCCAGTCCATCTGCCACAGGTACTGCGGCTGGAGAATGTCGGCGTTGAACCCGAAGTGGCTGATGCCCCGAATCTGGATGTGCGTGCCCGCGCCGTCGTAAATCTTGCCCGCCGTGACCCGGAAGCTCGCCCCCGAGGGCGGCGGGCCGCCGCCGATCTTCGCGGCGACCGCGACCGCGAGCGCGTTCGTGAAGGCCGCGTTCGCCGGCTTGTTCGCGTCCGCGGTGTTGTCGACCGCGTCGAGGCCGAGGCTTGCGCGCAGCGAAGCGACCTGGGGCGCGGTCGCGAGCACGGGAACCCCTGTGCTGCCTTTGATGCCGAGGGAGGTCGCCATCACGCGGTCCCGTTGATGCCGGCCGCGACGACCTTGCCGAGGTTCAGGCCGGTCGACTGGTAGAGCGCCAGCTTCGGATGCGTGCCGTCGAAGTAGTTCGCGTCGACCCGCGGCTGCTCGTGCTGCCACACGTCGACGAGCAAGAGGCCGTTGGTGTCCGCGAGTTCGTAGTACGCGGTGACGAAGGCCTGCTGCTGCGCGATCGGCGTCGTCGCGGTGGCGCTCGGAAAGCCGGTCCAGAGCATCACGTCGCCGCCGGCCGCCTTCGCCGCCGTGATGAGGTACTGCGTCGCCGTCTTGAACGCCGGCACCGCGTTGTTGGCCTGCCAGTCGTTGATCTGCATCGAGATCATCGTCAGCGCGGGCGCCATCACGAGCAGGGTCGAGGCGCAGTCCCACTCGGTGCCGCCGTCGGCCGTGTTCGAGATCGTGCCGCCGCACATCGAGGCGTTGACGATCGCCAGCTCTTTGCGCGTCGAGTCGTAGGCGACGACGCCCTGGAGGTAGCTGTTGCCGTCGACCCCGCCGCGCTTGAAGTTGACCGTGTGCACGCCGAGCGCGACCTTGATGGTCTGCTTGCGCATCGCGTTCGCCTGCGAGGTGGCGAGCGTCGCGAGCACCGCGCCACCGATATCGACGGTGAATTCGCCCGGCGCGTTGTTGGTCATGTAGTAGACCTCCATCGTGTCGAACGGCGTCGCGAACGCCATCGAGAGCGTGCCCGTCGTGCCCGCGAGAAGCTGGCCGGTGCGCCCGCCGAGCGAACTCATCGCGTTCCAGACCCAGCCCCCGGTGGACGTGACGCGCGCGTCGTACACGTAGAGGCCGGGGCCGCCGAAGACATCCGAGCGGCTGTTGCCCATCACCGCGTTCGCGCTGGCGTAGTAAGCGCCGCCGGCCAGGCCGGGGATCATGTTCGCCGGCAGGCAGTTCGCCGCCTTGTTGATGTAGTCGCCGAAGAACCCGGCGGTGGTCGAGTCGCCGACCGCGGCGATCAGGACACGGCCCCCGGCACCGCTCGCGACGGCGGCGGCGGTCAGGAGCGGGAGGCAGGCCGCGACGGTCGCCTTGCCGGTCGGCAGGCGCACGCCGACGAGCGAACTCGCCACGGTCACGGTGAAGCTCGTCGCCGAGACGGCGGTCGTGCGGCTGTTCGTGATCGAGAGCAGGCCGGTCGCGCCGCCGGCCGGCACGGTCACGGTCGCGGAGGTCGCGCTCGTCACGGCCAGGGCCGCCGCCGTCGCGCCGAGCGTCGCCGCCGTCGAGCCGGTGAACCCGGTCCCCGTGAGGGTGATGACGGTCCCCACCGGGCCGGTGGCCGGCGCGAACGAGGTGATCGTCGGCGACGGCCCGCTGCTGGTCGGGATCGCCGCGATGGCCGCTGCGATGGCGGTGGCCTGCGGCGTGCTGACCGGCTTGTTCGCGTCCGCCGTGTTCGACACCAGGTTGAGCCCGAGGTCGGTCTTGATCGCGAGCAGCTCGGCACCCGTGGCCGCGACCGGCGCCGCGCTGCCCGTTTGAAGGTTGATCGTCATGGGGTGCGCCTTTGGTCAGATGCCGACGCTCGCGCGGTTCGGCCAGAGAAGTGCCTGCACGCCGAGCGGCAGCTCTTGCGCGGCGGCGGTACTCGATGGCGTGATCGCCTGCCGGTTCAGCCAGAAGTGGCCGAGCAGCAGGCGCATCGCGGCGAGCAGGTCGTCGCCGACTTTCTCGCCCGACACGTCATCGCCGACCGCGTAGCCGGCGACGTACTTGATGCGCACCGCCTCGAACTCGCCGCGCGCGCTCGGCCAGGCCGCGCCGGAGCGCAGCACGACGCGCTGCGGCGCGGCGGCGGTGAGGTGGTAGGCCGACGGCGGCACGCTCAGGAAGACATCGGGGGCGGTCTCGCCGGGCGCGATGTACTCGATGCTCACGATCGAGCGCACCGGCCCGAGCGGCAGCTCGACGAGGGCGCGAGACTCGGCAACGCAGCGCGCGGGCGTGAACGAATCGAGCGTCACCATCAGGGTCTGCTCGCCGATGCTGCGGTCGATCGAGCGCTCGATCCACTGCCGCCCGGCGCGAATCCAGGACGCGATCAGCGGGTCTTGCGAGGTGTCGCCCGGGAAGCCCGGCAGGTCCAGGCGCAGGAACGTGCGCGCCTGAGCGAGCGTGAAGGGCTCGACGATCGGCGCCGTGATGACGATGGGCGTCATGTGCCGACCCTCCGAAAGACGAACGAGCCGATGTCCTCGCGCCCGACCGTCTGCTCCATGCGGTCTTCGAAGACGACCTCGAAGTCGAAGCCCGCCATGAAGCCGACCAGGCCCGGGCTCGTGAAGTACCAGCAGTGCTCGGCCGGCTTGTAGTGCTTGGAGCGCAGCGCGTGCTCGGGCCCGGTGAAGATCGGGCAGCTCACGAAGACGAAGCGGCGCGCGTTCGCCAGCAGCGCGCCGGGCTCGTGGATGTGTTCGAGCGAGTCCCAGAAGCACATCGCGTCGACCGACTCGCGCGCCGCGTTGCACCAGAGGCCGCGGGTCTGGAGCCAGTCGATCGCGGCCGGGTTCACGTCGAAGCCGCGCGTGTTCGGCCGCTCGATGACGAAGCGCCCGCCCCCGATGCCCACGTCGACGACAGCGCCGTCCCACCAGGCCGAGACCAGCACCCGGCGCAGGGCCGTGAGCGCGATCCCGCTCGGCGCGCGGTCGAGCGTGCGGTAGGCCTGCCAGTACGACTCGACGTAGGGGTTCTCGGTGACGGGGTAGTAGCCCAGGCCCAGCTCGGGGAGCCATTGCAGGCGCTCGTCGCGCAGGGAGTCCCAGAGCGCGGGGGCCTTGCGCAGCAGCGCGGGCACGGCGGGGCGCAGGGTGGTCAGCACGGCAGCGTCTCCGCGAAGCGCGCGACCCGACGGTCGAAGTGCGCGATCGACTTCGAGCACTCGTGCTCGGCGCGCGCGCAGGGGCAGAAGTCCTCGGGCATCGCCGCGATGAAGCGGCTCGTGTCCATGCGCGTGTCGAAGATGCGGCCCGGCCCGTTGTGAAAGCCGCAGCCGCCGTAGACCAGGAGCATCGGCACCTGGTAGGCGACCGCCGCCGGCACGAGCCAGCCGACGCCACCGACGACGCCCGCCGCGTTGGCGACCAGGGCCATCAGGGATTCGACGTTCAGCTCGCCGTGGTGGTAGCACTCGTCGGCCTCGGGCAGCGGGGGCACGGCGACTTCGTGCGGCGGCGCGAGGTCGGCCACGCTGATGACGCGAAAGCGCTTGCGCAGCGTCTGCGCGGCGCGGTCGATGTACTCGGCGCGCGGCTCGCGGCTGGCCGACTTCCACTCGGCGCGGCGCGTCACGGGGCGCACGACGACGTAGGGCTGGCGCCACTGCTGGCGCACCGGCGGGCCGGAGAAGTCGAGCGCGTCGGAGGTCACGCCGACTTCGCGCGCGAGCGCGTCGAGCATCGTGCCGGGGCGGTTGACGTAGCTCCAGCGCTGGTGATCGACCAGGTCGGGCACGGCGTGCCAGGGGTACGGGCGGGCCGCGTTCTTGGCCTGCGTTCGAAGCTCGGTGCGTGGGGCCACGCACCGCACCGGAAGGTCGGCGAAGAGCTGGGGCCAGGGCGTATCGAGGTAGACCACCCGGCGCTTGACGACCTCGCGCACGACGGCGCGCTGGTACAGGTTGTCACCCAGGCCACGCATGCCTTCAAGCAGCAAGGGCGCGCTCAAGGGGCATCCTCTCGAAGCAGGCGAGCGCGGTCTCCCGGCTCGCGTTGACGACGTGCACGCCGAGGCGGCGCAGGTCGGCGGCGGCGCCTGCCAGGCGATCGCGCCAGGTCTGGAAGTCGACCGGGTTGCCGAGCGTCTTCTCGTCGTGGTCGGGGTGCCAGTGAAGGCGCCCGCCGGTGGTGCCCATGTCGTAGCCGAGCAGGGTCACGCGGTCGGCGCCCCAGAGGGCGGCCAGGCCGATCGCCGAATAACCCGAGTTGCCGCCGGTGTGCACGCGCGTCGGGTGCTCGCTGATGCCGGGCTCGTCGATGCCTTCGATGTGGCTCATGCCCGGCTGCGTGCCGAGCATCGGGTCGAGGGTCCAGCGCTCGGCGCAGGCGCGTTCGGCCTCGGGGTGCGCGAGCCACCAGCGCGCGTCACCGGCGTGCAGCACGTCGGCCCACGGCGCGAGCGCGAAGCAGTTGTTCACCGCGATGACTTTCCGAAAAGCCGGGTCGGCCGTGCGCCAGGCTTGGACGCGGGCGCAGTCGTCGCGGGTGAGGCTGGGGCCGCTGGCGATGCAGACGACGTGCGCGCCGCGCCAGCGGCCGGGACGTTTCCCGGGGGGTGCCCGGCGAAGGGGCCGGCGATCACGCCGCCGATCGGTCGGATGCGCAGCAGGCCGGCCTGTTCGAGGTCGCGGGCGAGGCCCTCTTCCATCAGGCGCACGCGACCGGCGCGCGCCACGATGGCGCCGTGCACGAAGTCTGTCGTGGGGATCGCTTCGACGAGCATGGTGTCGGCCTCCGGTGTTGCAGGTGGACCCCGCCAGGCGCGACGCTCAGGACATCGAGCGTCGCGCCGAGCTGCTGCTCGCGGGGTGCTATTGCTTACGGCAGGTTCGCGTTCTTCACGAACGCTTCGGGCCGGTAGGTCGCCAGGGCCAGACGTTCTTCGCAGCGGATCGTCACCATGTTGCGGATGAAGTCGTCGGTGTTCTCCGAGCTGACGACCACGTTCGCGTCTTCACGGTCGAAGATTTGCGCGCCCATGCGGAAGGCACCCACCAGCGCGGTGTCGACCGTCATCGCCTGGGTGGCGACGACCGGGCGGCCCCACAGCGCGGGGGTCGCCAGCGCCTGCGGGTTCGCGAAGATATAGCCGCCGGTGGTTTCCTTCAGCAGCTCGATCGCGGCCCAATCGCTCGGGTGCAGCACGATGCCGGTCGCCGGGTACTCGGCGAGTTCGGCTTGCAGCAGCATCAGGCGCAGCACGTCGATCGCGGTCGGCGTCGGCACCACGATCGGCGCGACGTAGGCGGTCGCCTGCGTGTAGATGCCGTTCAGGTTGTTGCCGACCCCCGAGCCCTTGAGAAGCTGGTTCTCTTCGACCAGGGCCAGCCCGTAGCGCAGGCGCCCGTCGATGTTCGACTGCAAGGCGGCGAAGTCGTCGAGGATTTGCTTGGAGGCCTTGATCCAGTGCGCGATCGTGACGACCGCCGACTGCGTAAGCGCGTAGGCGATGCTCGACTCGGGCTTGAGCGAGCCCTCCGAGACCGGCGCCGCCGCGTTCGTGAAGCCGGTTTCCTTGACGAACTGGATCATGTTCGAGACCGTGCGCCCCGGCATGATGAGGTCGCGGATCGTCATGCGACGCGCGGTGCCCGGGAAGATCGGCTGCTGCATGTCGGCCGGCACGCCGAGCGTGGTGGTGGTCGTCGTCGGCATCGAGGTCAGCGCGGCGCGCGGCACCGGGCAGACGAAGCCGCTCTGCGTGCTCTTCATGCCACCGGCATCGATCCAGGCCTTGAAGGCTTCCGAGCCGACGAGGGCCGCCCCGGCGGTCTGCTCGGCGATGCGTTCCTCGGTCCCGGCGCGTGCGGCCTTCTGCTCCACGTCGAGCAGGCGGGCTTGCAGCTCGCCCTGCTTCACGAGCAGCTCGTCGACGGCGGGCTTCATGGCGGCGCTCATGTCGCCGGCCTTCTTCGCTTCGAAGAGCGCTTTTTCGCCGACCTCTTTGACCTGGTCGCCGATC